AGTAATAAATCCTGTTCCACCTTGTGCCGCTCCTCTTGCAAGTGAACCAACATCTTTTGCGGCATACTTAACAGAAGCTTCTTGTTCTAGTGTTAAAGGAATATGTAATGCAATCTGAACTTGTCCGTCTGCTGTATTCATAAGAGATGCTCTTTTTGTGTCTGCACCCATAACCATACCATCTGATTCTCTTCGTTGACGATTGATTCTTGCACGACTTGTGAATACTATGTAATTATCGTGTTGCTCTTCGAACGGATATTGAAGTTCAATTAGTTGTCCGTCTGGAGACTTCTTTGCTTTGTTCTTTGCTTTGTTGTTTGCATTCAAAGACTTCTGTAATGACGACTTTCTTTTCTCTAAAGTCTGTTTTGCAATTTCTGCCTGTGCTTCCAACTCGTTAGAGTTGATTACTGAGTTGTAGTTCAGTTGTGATAGTTTGGATTTGATTCCTTTTGCACTAGAAATAGCAGATTTTGCTTTATTTACTTTACTTAAAATTTTGTTAATATTGGGCATATAAATATCCTTAAACGAGTTATATACATCTATTTATGTCATACAGTGGTAAGTTCAAACCAAAGAATTACAAAAAATACAAAGGAGACCCAACAAAAATCTTCTATCGTTCGCTATGGGAGCGAAGATTCATGGTTTATTGCGATAATAACGAAAATGTCATTGAATGGGGCAGTGAAGAAGTCATAATTCCTTATAAATCACCTTTAGACAAGAGAGTTCATCGTTATTTTCCCGATTTTTACATAAAATATGTAAATTCTGCTGGTCAAACAGTAAGAGAAGTGATTGAAGTCAAACCAAAGAGACAATTACTGCCTCCGAAACCCCCAAAACGACAAACTAAGAGATATCTCAACGAAGTAGCTACATATGCCGTAAATCAAGCTAAATTTAAAGCAGCGGAAGCATTTTGTAAAGAAAGAAGACTAAAATTTCGAATTTTAACTGAAGACCACCTTACATAATACATAAATAGTATGTATGTTAGACTTACTTGATAAAATTCAAAATGAATCTCCTTTGGAAAATGCTCAAAGAAGTAAAGAGAGTCTTGAATGGTTTAAAGGCAGACTTAGAAAGATAAGACAACCAGTAAATAAACTACTAACTGATGATGATTTTCCTATAGTTAGTAGACCAGAGTTAGGCAGAATGTATATGTATCTTTATGATGCAAAATACCAAGATTTGATGCCTTATTGGGATAAATTTCCACTCACTATTGTATTTGACTTACTTACAGACGGTTTTATGGGCATAAATTTACATTACATTGCACCAAGATATAGAACTGCATTACTTTTGAGTCTTTATGAGATTGCAGTTGATAACGATGACGATGAAGAACAAAGAGTTGCATTATCTTATCAATTAATTAAGTCTGTTTCAGGTCTTAGATATGCAAAACCATGTGTAAAGAGATATCTTTACGGTCATGTCAACTCCAGAATAGCAGAAATTCCTATGGAGAATTGGGACATGATGGCAATGTTGCCCTCACAAAAATTTAATGTAAACGCAAACACTGTATATGCAGAAAGTAGAGAGAAATTTTAATGGATATTAATAAGATAAAGGCCAATTTCGATTCAGGTGCGATGAACAATAGATTCGCAGTTAACATGTTCGGACCTGGTGGCATAAAGTTAGAAGGAGTTAGATGTGAAACTGCATCACTTCCTGGTAGAAGTTTAACAACAAAAGATTTTGCAACGACAGGAACAATAACAAAAAAAGTCACACAAGTAAATAATACAAATGAAGTAGATTTCTCATTTGTGTGTGATTCAAGTTTCTTTGATAGATATATCATCGAGGCATGGCAATCTTCTATCTTCACTGCAGAAGACGGAAATAGTATCAAACCAATCTTTAATTATCCAAAAGATTATTATGGTACAATAGAAGTAGAACAATTTAGAAGAGATGATTCAATGGCATTAAGATACAAATTTCATGATGCATTTCCAGTCTCTTACGAACCAATGGCACTGTCAATGAGTGAAGGTGCCTTATTAAAATTTTCATGCAAATTTGCATTTAAAACATTTGATACTGAATATGGGGATGCCCCTCAACTTTCGGTACTAAATAAAGGAAGACGATATCTTGATTTAGCAAGAGAGAGTCTTACAGTTGCTAGTCGATACAACAACAAGTCTAAGGACTTTTTAGGGAAACTTAATAACTTAGATTCGGCGGGGTCAAGACTGAGCAATTTACTAGGTGGTGGCATCTAGTAATAACATTATGGAGTAAATTATGGGATTACCAATCCAATCAGCACCGACATATAAAACGGTGCTACCAAGTAATGGTCTTGAAATAAAGTTTCGACCTTTTCTTGTTAAAGAACAAAAGGTATTGATGTTGGCAAAAGAGGGTGATGATAAAACTGAATCCCTCGAAGCAGTCAAAAATATGATTAATGATGTTACCTTTGGAGAGATTGATGCGAATGATTTAGCAATGATAGACCTTGAATGGTTGTTCATTCAAATTCGTACAAAATCTGTTGGTGAAAGTGCAACTGTTAAAATGAAATGTCTGGAAGATGACTGTTCAGGAACAGGTGAGGCTTTAATCAATTTCGAGGAAGTAGAAGTTAAGGGAGAAATTCTTGACAATACTATAATGGTTAGTGATGATGTTGGAGTAGTTTTGAGATTACTCAAAGTAGAAGATACTAAAAGTGTACAAGATATGCCTGAAAATGAGGTGATATTTTATCTATTGAATAAGTCTATAGATAGAATCTTTGATGCAGAAAGTGTCTATGAGAGAACTGATATTAGTGACGCGGATGTAGATGAGTTTATTGAAAACTTAACCTTTGCACAACTAGGATTATTATCGGAATACTTTGAGAAAACTCCTAAACTAACGAAAGAAGTAAATTTCAAATGTGAAATTTGCGGAACTCAACAGAGTAGAGTTTTAGAAGGATTACAAAATTTTTTCTAATAGCCCTTTCTCACGAGTCGGTGTATAACTATTATAACACCAACTTTCAGTTGATGCAACATCATAATTATCAATTATCAGAATTAGAAGATATGATGCCGTGGGAGAGGGAGATTTATACGAGTCTTCTCTTAAACTACTTAGAACAGGAAAAACAGAGACAGAAAAGTAAACAATAATCTTTATTATGTATGCCGTGATTAACAATATGGAGTTATAAAATGGCAGAAGAACACAAAGACATGTCAAGCAATGAGGTGGAAATTGATTTAGATAAGTATATGGCACTTATCGAAAAACTTGACGCACAAGAAGATGTAATCCGAGAAATGAAAGAAGATGCCATTAAGGCAAAACGCGGATTAGAACCACCAAAAAGAAAGTTTATAGATTTGTTCTTAGACGACAATGATTTGAATGAGAAAGCAATCATCGGATTCATCTCATTCTTTTTAATGATGTGTTTCGGTATAACAGACTTAGTCACAGCACTAGTTTGGGATATAGACTTAAAAGTCTCTGAAACAATCTATACATCATTTGTAGTAGTCACACTAGGTGCATTTGGAATATCAGAAGCTGGAAAAGCATTCGGTAAATAAAGGAAAATTAAATGGCAGACGAAGAGATAAAAAAGGTTCGTAAACAGATTTTAGACGAACTCAAAGACGCCCAAAAGAAAGAGAAAAAAATTCGTGCAGAGTTTAATACAGAACTTGAAGAGTCTACTGTAGGAACAACTAAAGAATTTAAGAATGTTATCTCTAGTCTCGCTAAAACAAGACCAGAGGCAGCTAAAATTGTTTCTGAGTTTAAAGGTTTGTCTGCCGACACATTTAAAGGTGCCGTTCTTAATAGAGACCTTATTAAAGGTATGTCTGCTGCGACTGAAATGGCAGAAAAGGGTTGGAGTAATCTAACCGAAGAACAACAAGACATTCTATCAGATGTATTTGGTGGACAAGTTGCAAGAATGCAAGGTCTTGAACGAGAAGAAGAGAAATTTACTAACCTTAGAAAAGAGGCCTTAATAAAACAAGGACAAACTCAACAAAAGATTACCGACTTAGATAAAGTAATGGCAGATGAGAAATCTTCTGCTCTTTCCGATGCAATGAAAGCAGTAAAAGATGCAGAAAAGAAAGCAGCGGAAAATGAAACAAAATCACAAGACTTTAAACTACAGGCAAAAATAGAACAGGCTAAAAATGCTCTTGCAGACGAAGAATCAAACCAAGAAAAGATATTAAAAGAAAAATACAAAGGTCAACAAGAACTATTGTCTAAAGAAATGAAGGACAAAACTTTCTTTGTTGACCAACATGAAGAATCATTGTCTTCAATTGCACAACACCAAGAGAATGCTTCAAAAGAACTTAAAGCATCTATTGATAAATCTAAAGAAGAACAGATGCAAGGCCTTTCAAATTTCTCTGATGGTTTTAAAGAACTTGTTGGTTTTGATATCATGGGAACATTCGATGGTGCAACTAAGAAGTTAAATGCACTAGGTAAAGTTTTCGGTGGAGATGGAGTCTTAGGTGATAAGATTATGGGCAATCTCGGAAGAGTAATGCAAGATGCAGGAAAAGGAATTGGAAAAGCTGCAGGAAGTCTTAAAAAATCTTTGGGTTCTATGCTTTCAGGAGGCATGACGGCTCTTCGAGGTGCTTTCACGGCCATAGGTACAGGACTCGCAGCAGCGGGAACTGCCTTAATGACAACACTGACCGCATTCGCTGCTGGTGCCGCTGCATTCATAGGTGGTTTAGCTATGACCGCAGGTGGTCTATTACTTGCCGCTGCACCGTACATACTTGCAGGTATAGCTATTGTAGGTTTAGTCATGGCAGGTATGAAACTATATGAAGAGTCTGAAGGATTCAAGGCAGCGGTCGATACAGTTATAGATTACTTCATAGATATTAAAGACTCTATCTTTACAATCTTTGGTGGATTCTTTGACTTCTTTAAAGGTCTATTTACAGGAGACTTCGACCTAATGTTCTCTGGTCTAAAAGATTCATTTGGTGGATTATGGGATTTAATAAAGGCACCATTTAAAGCAATCGGTAACTTCTTTAAGAATGTATTCGGTATTGACATTGGTAAGTTTATAAAAGACATGGCAAAGAAACTGTTACCAGATTGGGCAGTCAATCTGATATTCGGCAAAGATGATGAAGCACCGGCAGAAGAAGAACCTTTAAAGGAAAGAGATAAGTCTAAAGAAGCACTACAAGAACAAAATTTGGCCAGTGCTGAAGAATCTGGATTGTATGAAAAGGTTGGAATGTTTGGTAAGAGTCAAGTAAACAAAGACATGATTATCACTGCACCTAATAATCAGTTGAACGCCATTCTTTCTGATGATGATATTGCCGATGAGTCTAAAGAACTAATTCAAAAAGAACTAGAGGCAAGAAAATCAATCATTGCAGATTATAACGAAGCTAAAACAGCTCTTGCAAATGGTGAGACAAACTTAGCAGACGGTTCTGATGCAAGTCTAGTTATGGAATTTGCAGAAGACGATATGGCAAAGAGACGAGGTGATGATATCGAACAAGCAACACAAGATGCAAAACCAAATATAAATGCGGCCGCAGAGGCAGTTGCTTCAGTTGTTCAACAGAATAATAATAACTCTTCTACTAATGTTTTAGTTCGTAAGGATACTGCTAGAGACGAGAACGATAGATATTATAACGATATGGTTGGTGACTTTTAAGAGTCTTTGGAATACTTTTCTTTCCTTGGTATAATCTTAGTTTTGTCTTTATGCATCTGAGTAGATGCGTGTGAAGGTGTTTCTTTTCTAGCTTTTACTTCTGGTTTCTTTTTACCAAATGCGAGTTCCCAACCGTCAGCATAGGCATCTTCGTTAGAGTTCCTTCTCTTAGAACCTTTTCCCCCATGCCACTCATTCATTATCTTGGTCTATAACCTTTTTGTGAAGCCCTTTTTGCATCAAGTTTCTTTCGTCTTTTGATGTCCTGATTTCTTTGATTCTTTGTATCGTTAGGTTTTTCATGATATTGTCTATCACGAACCTCTTGAACTATACCTGCCCTCTCACATTCTTTCTTAAATCTCCTAAGCATTCTATCGAAAGGTTCTTCCTGTCGATTCTTAGGGTTGATTTTTGGTCTCACTTCTGGCATAATTCTCCTGTTTTAAATAAGTGCATAGTCGCCCCACGCTTTACAGCATCCCGCTCTATACCGATTATTCCGCTATTAGCCAATAATCTTTCCCTTACTTGGTGCCCCCATTTCTGTCCACGGTCCAAGTCTGCCCTTGTTCTTGCATCACTCATACATAATATAAACACAAGGGCACCCAACTCAAAGATTAACTGTCTTCAGCTAATCTTTTGAAGTAATCCATCGCGTCGTCGCCGTCACTTGTTTGTTCAGTTGACGATTCTGCTGATGCGATTACAGGTTCAGTTGCAACACTTTCAGTGTTTACATTTCCCCAAGGCACTTCCTCTTGGTCTTCTGCAATACTTTCTGCTGTGCTACCTGATACTGCACCTGATAGACCTAACACTCTATCAAGTTTCTCTTTGAGTTCGTCATAAGACTTGAACTCGTCTGGAGAGATTACTTCACTTAAAGAATGAACTTGACTAAATGTAGAGTTAATCATTGCTTCATCACCTAACGGAGATGTAGAGTCGAACTCTGATTTGTCGTAGTTCCAGTAACCATCAACTTTTCTGATTTTGATTTTAAAGTTTGCACCTTCGGTCATATCAAATGGGTTGATTGCACTTTCATCTTCAAATGCTGGAGAGATTGCTTCTTTGAGTTGTTCAAAGATTTTCTTTCCAAATCTGTATTTGAAAACTCTACCTTCATTGTCTGGATTTTTAGGGTCTGAAACAACATAGACATTTGAGACATAGTGAAGTCTACGCTTCTGCTTTCTCGCACTTTCTTTGTTTGCTTCAATACCTGTATTCCATAATGTAGTATTGTATTCAGACACAGGGTCTTTTTTATTAAGAGTCGTTAGAGACTTCTCAATATACCACCCACCAGGTCCTTGAAATCCGTGGTCCCAATATGAAACCCATGGCATTTCTTCGCCTTCTGGAGTTGGTAAAAAACGAACTACTGCATAACCGTTACCTGATTTATCAAGTTCTGGTTTCCACATAGTATCGTCATTAAAGGATTTTTTCTCACCTTGAGCTGGTGATGCGGTTTCCATGGCCGCTCTGAGCTTATCTAATGATGCTGACATTGTATTCTCCTATTATATTCGTATAACATTGTATTTGCATTTTATTAAACAGTACAAACCTATGCACTGCCTAGTCCATTATAAGACTTACATAGTGTCCTGTCAACCAGGTTTTCTGTAAAACTTATAAAGTCCTGGGTATATTTATACCCAAAATTGGTACTACTCACACAAATCTATTAGTAATGATTTGTATTTCACTCGGTTGAATTCCACGAATGATTTGTATTTGTTTATTTTGACATGAATTCCAGGATAAATGATTCTCTCTGATATCAATCTATCCCAATCTTTAGTGAATCCTATAATACCATCCATTATACAGATTGTTTCTAAAGATACTTTCTTTGCCATAAACTCTTTTAAAAGAATAGGGTGTTGTCCGTTTTTAACTTCTAACACCTTCTGAATCTTCCTTTTACGAAGTAAATCGCTTACTTCGGTTTCGAATAGATAAGATAACTTTTGATTATTCTTTTTCCATTCTTTGTAAACTTTAACACACTCATCACTCAATAAGTCTCCTGCCCACAAATCTTTTTTAGAAAGGTTTGCAATATAGAAATCTTGTAGTTCGTGTTTGTATGTTCTAAACAGTTTACCAAAATGATATCTGTCCTTTCGTTTGAGAAAGGACTTTATATCTGCTTTGACTTTGCCATTATACTTAACAAAGTCATAGTCGTTAGAATAGAAGTGTAATTTTATACCAAGGTATAAAGTGTATGCATCATATCCTTCACGACTCGTCATTAAGTAATGATTTTCTTTTCAGGTGGTGTTTGAATTAATGGTTCTTCTTTACCAATATTCGCAACTGCAGTTTGATGTGCCTCTGCTACCATTTCATTACACTCTGATACGAATACATAAGTTTGTACAACCATAGATTCAGGATTTTCTTTTCCTGTCACTGCGACTCCTTTAGCAAACCCCATACCACCTTCTGGATTCTTAACAATCATTTTCGGATTTTTAAGAGTCAATGGTTCAGTCTTTGCAAGTTCCCCTACATACTCTCCAGTAAAAGTCACAACGGTGACTACATCTCCTTTTTTCATAATATCTCCTATTATTTTTTAGTGTCAAAGAAACCTGATAAGGTTGCTTGACTATTAGTTCCACGATTTACCATATTTAAACCTGTTGCCTCTGCTTCTAACTTCTCCTTTAAAGGTGGAGATAAAAGTCTTTTGGCACTTTCAGGTTCTAATTGGTTCTCTTCACATACTTTAAGTATAGCAGACATTACATCTGATTTACCATAACGGCATATCTTCTCTACTTTTTCTGTAAATTCTTTTTTTGATATCATCTAAATTTCTCCAACTTCGTAAGTGGTATCGAAACCACCTTTTCTCATAGTCCACATATCTTCGTATGAGTCAAGTGTATCTAAATCACAAATAAGGTCATTGATTGCATTTTGTTTATCGTCTGAAAGTTCTTCAATCTCATCTTCAAGGAAAGACATGAACTCTTCTTCTGTGACTCCAATCTCTGTCAACATTTCTGTTTCAACTTCCTTTTGATTAGCAATCTTAGTTTGATGCCATTCGTTTTCTATAAATCTAATTCCCATTTTATACTCCGTATATGTTTTTATATTGTTTTCTTAATTGAACTAAATCATCAATGTAGTCTAAAGGATTACATGAGAATAATTGAAAAGCATTAAGACCTTCTACTGCTACTAGAGCAACACATTCTTGTACTGCCTGTCCTGTCAACTCTTCTACCATAAGTGCATATGCAGTCATTTGAATAAACCATGGTTTTGCCATGTACTCTTCTTTATACTTACCACTTGTTTTGAAATCTATAATACATAATTGTTCATCTAAGATACCGACACAATCAACACGACCTGCCATTTCCAGATTTGGTGAGAACAAAGGTGCCTCTAAAGCAAGAGGTATAATTTCATCTAATACAGGTTGCATTGCATTGAACATGCCTCGTTGTAAATCATTCTCTATAACAATATCTTTCTCAGCACGAAGATAGTCTTCTACTAATTGATGAAAGTTTGTTCCTCGTTTTGTTGCTGATGCTGTAATCTTGTTTGCAGTCTCTTCACCAACTCGTTTTCTCCAGAGTTTGATGTGTTCTCTATTTAAAAGACCTGTGACTGTTGTGACTGAAGGATACTTTGCTTCCATACCCTCGAACTGATACATTCTTTTACCGTCTTCACTTACAGTCTTTGCTTGTAGATTTTCTAAATCTGTTATTTCTATAAAATTTTGCATTTGTTTATACATTATACTACTACTTGTTGTTTTTGGATAGGCGGTTTTTAGTTTGTAAGTCAACATGTTTATTGACTATCTCTCTGGTCTTAATATCTTTTGCATCTTGTACACCAGCAATCTTATCTGCCATTGGTGAGAGTTTATGACCAGATGCAACTTTATGTAATACTTCTTTAAACCCTCCGTCAACTTTAACACGGTCTCCGTGGCCACCAACAATACTAGGAGTTCCAAGTATCTTTTGTAATAGGTGTGGATTGTCTAATTTGAATTGGTCGAGTTTGGTGTAAGACATGTTATGTTCTTCTATTTCACCAGTCTCATTATTTAAAAAATCATATAAGGGCATAATTATCTCATCATAAAATGTGGAATATCTCGTTGAGTCCACTTTGCGAAATCTTTTTTGTATTCGCGGTAGTATTTATGATAGGCCTCAATAGAGTTTCCTGGAACTTTGACATCTTCAGGCATACATTGAGGTGGTTCTGACCAAGTACCTAATGTGATATTATCAGGTAAACAATTAAGAATGTTTCTAAGTTTAGTATCAGTTAGGTGTTCTCTCTCATATCTGTATGTGTATTCGTCACACAATGCAGTAAACATATCGAATGCATATTGATATTGAATTGCATTCTCACGCACCCACCTGGTAGAGGGATGATTGATATGTGATGCCTTGTATAAGATATCTTCTCTATCGTAATCTAATCTCCACCTTTGAATTCTACGACCACTAGATGCATCAGTGTATTGTTCACCGTCTAACATTCTATGTGCAGTGGATAACATTTGTGCATACTCGATAATCATCTTAACTACATGTTTATCACAATGTAGTTTTGCACTAACTTCGGGTTCTTCGTGTAAGTAAAATAAATTCATAGTTCCTTGATTTCTTGTAGAATAGATTCTACATTATCCCATGCAAGGTGTCCAACGACATCTTGTGTTATAGGAGTATGGTATGTTATTTCACCTGTTTTGTCAACCGTGAAATCTAAGACTGCAAGTTCCCATAATCCATTCTGACCACCATAACTGAAATCGTGTTTCACTACAGAGGCACCATAATCATTGCTGAACTTATAACGATGTTGAACACCATTATTAATATAGTCCGTGTTTAAGAGAAACTCTCTATGTCGTTTATGACCATGAACTTTGTCTATCGGTTTATCATACATTATACTAACTCCTTAATAATACTAACTAACACATTACCGTATTGTGCAAACCAACCTTGTTCTTCTGTTAGTGCAATACCATATTGGTCTGCAATCAGTATTGCAGTGTCGGTACCTAAGAATAGATTTCCTGCAAGTGTAAAACCTGCAACACTAATCAATAGAATCAGGTGGTCATTTGTTTTAAAACTATGAATCATATATCCTAAACAACCAATCATTATCGCTGATAGACTATAAATCTCCATGTGAAAGTTCCCACTCATTGCAAGTGTAAGACCGGCAAATACAAATACTGTGGAGACTATTTTAAGTCCAGTCAACATTGCATTTGTTATTTTAGTTTTAGTTCTCTTAGTCATAATTTACTCCTTTATGTCTCTCAACCAATCCCTATAATGAACTGGATTTTCTGTTACCTTTAAATACTCTTGGTACTCTTCTTTGTTTTCTTTTGACTTTGTCATAGCAGTAACCCAACCGTCTGAGTTATCTTGCCATGTCTTAGTATTTTCTGTCATAAACCTAATATGAAAGCCAAAGGGATAAAAATATATAAACCCCAAATTAATTTTTCTACTCTATCGAATTGCTCTTTTGTCGGCATGTTTTTCTCCTTCGTCTTCATCAAATGGACAACCATTGTGTCCTATCATTGATTTGTTTTTTTGTTCTTCTCTCCATCTTAGGAAGTCTATTGCAACCTCTTTTGATGTATGTGTAAGTGTTGATATCTTTTGTCTTTTCATTTGTAAAATATGTGATGTGTTATTTGAACTGTTTCGTTTAAGGTATCTGCCCAATACGGCTCAACCCATAAGTTGTGGTAATGTGTTGCACCCTCTGTAATGTCTGGATACTTACCCATAAGAACATCTTGTGCAACTATATAAGATTCGTAAAATGTATCAGTGTCTAAAGGTTCGTCTGATTTACCATCACAGAACCAACTAAACTGACATTGATTCCTAATCGGAATCATATTGCCCTTCCAGTTCTCTTTGTACTTCGCATCATATACAACACCACACACATTTTCTGGATATGCACTATGTTCCATTCTGTTAAGAACAACATGTGCAACTGCAACTTTACCTGCAAGGGGTTGATTGCCTGCCTCGAAGTAAATGTTTTTTGCGAGACAAACATTCTCACCGTTCTCATCTGAGGCATGAAGAAGACTAGGCATTAACATGATGAACATAAGTAATGCACCAAATCCCATACCAATTAAAAAAGCTCTGTAAGTATCACTCATCATTTTTCTCCCAAGGAAAGGGTTTGTTAATATGCAACCCTATAAAAATCATACTAAACATAATCACACATAGTAAGAAACCTCCTAAAAATCCTATTTCCATATTAACACCCACTGGTTGTGTGTGCATATGCATCGGGACAATCTTTGACTCCACACATACATTCGTCTTCGAACATATCACCTTGATTTGGGTTCATGTCTTGTGCGTTAGTTGTTCCGTAAGTTGCAAGATTATAAACATCATCTGCTGATAACTTACCCTCTGTACATTGTGCAATTAGTTTTGCACTTTCGTAATTAAGCGACATATCTTTCTCCGTTATGGTTCTCACCGTTTCTATTAAAGTTATCAAGTATCATGTCAACAACATCTGTTGCCCATATTGATTTACCACCAACATGCCATTGATACTCTTCAGTAGGAATTCTACCGTCTTTCCAATTATAAATTGTGACTGTCTCATAGTTCCAGTCGTCATAGTCAATCTCATCAACATTATTTGCATCGTACCATTTGGTATCTAAGTACCACTCACAATTGACTTTGTCATATGGGTCTGCACTTGTGAATGTTGGTGGACCTAAAACTTGACACAACCTGTCATAGGTTGTTGTCTTATATCCTTGCAATGAAGTCCCACCTGATGTCATATCAGGAGAACACACTTCGTAATCTTTTATTATCATATTAAGTCTCCTTTTTCACTATAGGTATATGGTATCAAAAAGTGATACGCATTGTCAAGCCCTATCTTGGATAAATTGTAAATGTTGTTGCATACTCTTTGATGCAATGATGAGGTGTTCTATTGTAAACACCTGGTATTGATTTGCCTCTGTACCTAATCCTCGAAGGATTATTCTTTAGAAAGTCTAAAACGAATTTGTGGTTCCTTACATTCATAGGAAGATTGGCATATTTAATATCGTATAAATTATCCATTAAACAAACCCTCCGTCTCTCTTTGTTCCTGCAATTGCACCTGAACAATAACCAGGTCCGTACATGAATCTATCACCTAATTTAAGAACAGGATAACCATCTACGAGATTACCTCTTGCTTTGTTTAGAGCAGGAGTTCCCCACCCAGCAGCGAGAAGAACATCTCCTTCTTTGAAATTTGGATTTGATTTGTTGATGAAGCCCCATACAGAACCACCACCACCATTTGAATCATCATAAGATACTATTTTAATATACTTACGACCTGCTTTAGCAACATAATAAGCACCATCTTCGGCACAATGAGGCCACCTTTCACATTTAAGTTCAGTCAATTCTGCACAAAGTTGGTCTACATATTCGTTTAAGTCTTTCATAATTGTCTCCTTTTTCATTATAGGTATATGGTATCAAAAAGTGATACGCATTGTCAACCCTATAAGAATAGAACTACATATGCACATGTGAAACATAGACCGATAAATCCAATTATCATCATTCTGTCGTCATTCATATATTTCTCCTAAATTTCGTATGGCAAATAGTCTTCTACTATCTCTTTGACTTTCTTTTCAGAGTACCAAAGACCACTGAACATTGATTCAGTTCCATCTTCCCATTGAACATAGTATCTCTTATAACCGAATGGTCTATCTGAAAAGATTCTAATATTTCCGTATGATTCTACTAATACTCTCATGCAAGTAACCCCTCATTTAAATCTAAGAACTCTAAAATTATTTCTCGTTCTGACTTCTTTAAGTCTTTTATTTCTTGGAGACCCCAAGTAGTTCCGATAGTCGTGAGTCTATTGCCAGCAACAACACAAGTATTCCACTTTGCATCATCTTTAGCAAACACTTTATTCTCTTCTGCCTGTGTTATCATTTCTCGACCTAGTTTGACTAACTTCATTGTTTCGTCCATGTTATACTCCTGTATTGTTATTAACAGTGTCTAGTATACTAAAAAGTGTGGGGTAATGTAAAGCGGTTTTATAAACTCTTTTGAATGTCGTCTAATTCTTGGAGTTTCTTATTGATAATTTCCACTCTGTTAGGCCAGTAGATGTAATCCTTATCTGAATCCTTTGCAAGATTCTCTAACAGTGGTCTTACAAAGTTATCCAATTTGTTGATTACATCCGTTGCAGTTGTAGTCTTCTCAATTATCTTTGTATCAATGGCCGCAAGTTCGTCTGCATCCATCGCTGTAAATCCGAAATCGTTATATTCTGTACTCATAGTATTATTTAGTAAAGATGAACTCACTTAATTTGGATAAAGTTTCACCATATTGACCATGTGTATTCTGTCCTAAGAGATTGCAAAACTCTATTTGTTTTAACTCTATGTTATCAGAGTTAAGAATAGTATCAACTCTATTTGTCATAGAACAAAATTCATACACTAGTGATTCAGATTTCTCTCCAATTTGTTTTTTAATTTCTTCTCTTGTGATTTTTTCTGCATCAAAATTATAATACTCTGTTCCATAGATTGAATGAAACCAACATGCCTTTATAACATCTTCACTGAACTCATGCTCTTGAGCAATCTTTCCAGTGGTGAGTAAGTGTTCGAAAAAAGTTCCTCCACTGTGTTCTGCATTCTTTGTTTGTTGATAGAGATAATCTAAACATGGTGTGGTGTAATTTAGGTCAAAGTATTTAAACACTAACACTCTTCTGATATTACCGAATGTTTTACTTAGAGGTCTTGCGGCATGTAATAAACTAGAATTAAATATGAATACTCTTCCCTCTTTTGGTAATACTGATTTTATAATTTCATCATTCTCAAATATAACAGTCTCACCACCCCAATTGATATCCCATTCTTCATTCAAATATATGATTGCTGTCTTTTGAGGAATATTTGAATTTTTAGAATCTACATGTGCCGCTGCATCATTACCAAAACAATAACCATTAATGTATGCTCGTTGAATACCCCAACCATCCATGTCTAATTCTTGGTGTATTTTTTCTAAAATTGGTGACCACATTTCAACAGACCTCATATCAAAATAAGTATCAAATCCGGCATCACATATGTTGTGATTCCAATGTAAGAATTCTTTTGTGTCGACATTCGAAGGCCAACCATAGTGAAAGGGTAGAGATTGTTGTGACACTCCTCTGACCAAGTCATTTGAAACCTGTTTAACAATCATTAACTGAATCTCTTCATATCTCTTAGAGTTTCTTTATCACTTTGTATGTTCTGATAATTAGCATGTGCCTGAAGTGTAATCTCTGGAATCTCATACTGTGGAAAAGATGTAATTAGTTTGTGAATTAGACCTGCAACATCTTGGTGTTTAACACTCGGTAGATTATCATCATTAAGTAATCCTAAATTAAGTGTGGTCATTTTGTATCTCTTCTTAGAGTTGTACTGGTAATTATTTGCAAGGTGATTGAGTTGTGCTTTCTCACTTGCATACACATAACCTTTTGATATGTTTGGTTGACTTGCACGACTAGAGATATTGATAATGAATTTTGTTTTCTCACCTTCCCAGGCTTCGTGTGCAATCGATAGAATCTCTGATTGGTCTTGATGTGCAAGATTGATTAGAACATCACAAGGTTTGTATCCTCTGAACACCCAACAATCTGCCCCATTCATTGTAATATCTTCACAACGAATTGGTGATACCTCTATTGTATTACCTTGATAAGGTGTTGCTTCAAGTGTGTCTTTAATAATCTTTGCAAGACCACTAGTTCCTGTTATTGCTATTCTCATAATACTCCTTAACTATATCAAATGATTGTTTACCAAATAGTGAACCATCAACACTACATTTATTACAAGGGGACATACTTCTATTTCCCTTTATTAATTTCTTACGAATCTTTGTCATAGGTTTACTAAACCACACATCATGTAATGTGGAATGCATCAAGTTACCTACGACATGTTCTCTGCCCCAATCGTTAGAACAAAACAATACATCTCCGTTCCAATCAACAAACATCTTGTAGAAAGGATAGTGACACACTTTGCCCTTTAGATTCTCTATGGTGTCGTCTTCTATTCCAACCCAATCCATAACTCCACTTCTATTGTTTAGAATAAGTCCGTGGGTTTCGAAATCACCCCAATGCATACGATACTTGTATTTGTTTTCTGGAATATATTTCATGACTTCATCAAAGTGTTCCATTTGTTCCACTCCGTCATAAAGATTAATGTAAAGTAAATCCAATCCACTAAACTCGAACAACTCTTCTGCATATTCTCTAGTAAGTTTATCACCGTTAGTATTACATTCTATTGTTGCATAAGGAACTGTACTTCTAAATGTATGTACGATTTCTCTGAATCTTGGGTTGAGTAGATTCTCTCCGTAACCACTTAAAGATATCTTACCTCTGAATCCATTCTCATGTAATTCCTTTCCAATGAGTTCTGCACCCTTAGGTGTCATGTGTAAGTTTCTATTTGGAAAGACTTCAGGATTTGCACGAGGACAAAACGAACATGTTCTGTTGCACAACTCTGTAGTGTTAACTTCGACTGTAAGAATAGAACTGAGTTCATTCAGTTGGTCTTGGTCTTGTCGACTCCAATGTCTCTTTTCTTGTTCTCTTCTATGTTCCAAGAAATCATATTGGTCTACTGCCTGAATAGGAATGTTTCTTTTATCCGACATGTACTTCTATGTACCTTTCAGTATCTAGTCCTGATTCTTTAACAAATTGAAATTCAACAACATCTTCGTCTTCTAAATTACACCAATCTTGTGGTAGTAAAATAAATTGTGGGTCGTCTTCTTGATTGATGAGACAAGACCTAGGGTCTCCATTCTCTTTGTAATTGTAGAGTTGAACTTCTAATGCCTCTAATGTATTACCTATTCGTGGACAAGGATAAGAGATTGCACTAATGTAAAAGTTCTCTTTCTTTTTACTGTCTAACTTTTTAAATAGATATACGGATTGTCTGAACTGTAAACCAAGAAAGATTGTTTGGTCTTCTGGCAGATTGAACCTGAGCAGATTCTTTTCAAAGGGTCTCTCTGAATAGATTCTGCTTACTTGGTCTTTATTGAATTGTGAAACGGTATACTTTCGTTTAGAAGTATCCACCATCTCTGACATCATCATCACCATCTTTTTTCTCCTCGTCACTTCGAGTTGCTTCTGTTTCAGATGCACTGATGAAATCACCGTCTTCTTGCAATGATGCAATAAACGATTCTGTTTGTTCTTCAAACTGGTCAATCATTTCTTCTTTTGAACCACTTAGTTCGAACCCTAACTTATCACCCTCTTCTTGTACTTCTGTTTTAGAAATGTTTTCTAATTCTGACCTTGAAGGAATTGTAATCTCTTCATACTCTTCTTCTGCATCATCAATCTTTGCTTGAGCAGAGGCGAGAAGTTCTTCTTCAGTATCAAAGGTCGGAATAGTTTTCTTTTCTTCTTCTACTGGTGCAGTAATGTTTTCAGGTTCACTTACTTGTGCTTGAATGTTTGGGGCATTACCACCTGAGATTATAGGTTTAGATGTGACTTGTCCTGTAGAAACAACTGGTTCTGAATCCTCTAAACTTTCAAGTGTGTCTTCAAACTTTTCGTTGACATCTTCTAATGCTTGTTCTGGTGAAACACCATTATAAAACATTTCATCATCTACGAAGTCTGCATCTTCATCGAAGTCGTCTGCAAAACCTATTTCAACATCTTCAAAGACATCAGGTTCTACCAACAATTCATCGGCAGCTGCAACTTCGTTAACTTTTTCTACTTCGTCATAGAATGATTCTACTGTATCACCTTTTGGAACAAATTGTGTATCTGCATTTGGAGTTATGGTAACAGACTCTTCTTCAAAGTCTTTGAATGCCTTCTTGGCTTCTGCAACTTGATTTGCAGTTTCACCAATAAATGGTTCTTCAGGTCTTGCCTGTCTTACCATGTCCCATGCTTTAGACTTTGGCCTATCAGAGGCATTCATTTCAGCAGATGCTCTTGACTCGTCTAGTAAATCTTGTATTGGTTTAGATGTGACATTGTTCTGAACATTTGATAATGCTTCGAGTTGTGCCTGAAGAATTTTGTTTTGTTCTGCAACAATTTTTAATTCTTGTTGTGCAAGTTTCTTCGCCTGTCTTTCTGCAACAACCAGTTCATCCTTTTCTGCAAGACTAGATGCAATTAAGTCCCTTTGTTTTTGAACTTCTTCTTGTTCTAGTTCTTGTATTCTTTTAGTTGCAACTTGTACTTGGGTATTGTAATCTATAATACCTGCATTGACCTGTTCTCTGATTTGAACAAGTGCGTCTAGTTCATCTAGTTTAAAGTTACCTGCTGATAACCCTTTCTGCATGATTTGATTAACTTGTTCTGCGTTAGCAGGTTTTAATCCTACAGTAAAGGTGTTAAGTCTGTTGGTGATTCGTTCTAACTCGGAGAGTTCCACTGTTTCACTTGCAAATGTTGATTGTTCGTCTGCCATAATATATCCTAAAAATCCATGGAGTGGTACTCGACTAGAAGTTTATACATCGAAGTTAAACTAAACTCCCTTTCTTTTATGTATAGTCTCTGACCACATTAATATTTATTTAAACTTGTATCTCAGGAAACGCTTCTGATGCAATTTCCTTTGTTATGTTAGGGAATGGATTCTTCTTATCCTTAACCAAGTCAATTAGTTCTGCTTCTCTATGATGCATACCTTCTAACAGTTCAATCCACATTGTCTCTCTACGAGCCTGTGGTACCTGTTCAGTCACAAAGTATTGAAACTTTTTAAACTCAAACTTTAATCCTGTTTCAGATAGTTGTGAATCAGGTGCATCATTCTTTTTGTAAGGAGTTTGTCCTTCAGGTAATGTTGAATGAATGTTCTTATCGAACAACCACCTTAACACTTTGCTTACTGCACCGTTTCTATCATTACATATTCTTAAACCGTTTACTGCAGTTGGTATATCATCTTCTGCAATGATATTCGCTTGACATAATACTTCGTATACATCTGCTCCGTTTTGAAGTCTCACTCTTTCAGTGATTAACTCCATCTTTGGTTTGTTAGGAGCACCCTTCGGTCTTCCTCTTCCTTTTTTCTTTTCTGTTGTCATAATTTAGGTCCTCACCATATTATATTGTGTAAAATCACCAATGTTGTCCATCAATTCATTCAATCTATGCTCTCTAAGATAATCAAATACTTTACCACTCGGTGGTGTAGACTCACCAAAACAGTCAAGAATATTTTCTACGACATCATCTGGTATAAATTCTAAGTCAATCAAAGTTTGATTTCTTAAATAGTTCCGATAGTATTTATCGTCCTTTTCAATGCTAATCCTGAGGTACTTATCGACTACAGGTTTTCTTAAAGGGGTTTGTCTGATACCTTCATCTAAACAATTGTCTGCTGATAGTATATTTGGTATACCGTCTGACTTATCTCCTCTGAGAATGTGTTCTTTTAGAAATGTATCTGCATCATCTGGTGCAACGAACTTGTTTAGATTAGGAGACCATTGTTTTACATAGTCATACTTCTGCAACTGTTGGAAGTCCTTATCACCTGATTAGGACTGGTTCCTTTGAATGTTTAGTTAGAACTGCAATGATATCATCAGCCTCACATCTTTCGACATACAGGTAGTGGTAGGGAAAGTTATCTCTTATCTCGTCTTTAACTTTCTGCAGTGTGTCGAAGATAAGTTTCCAATCCATATCAGATGCATCTCTTGTCTTCTTACGGTTTGCTTTGTATTGTGGAAAGTATTCTCGTCTCCAAGGATTACTTGCATCAGTACATAGAACTATTTGTCCATACTGAGACGAGTATCGTTTACTGTAATTTCTTACAGAGTTTAGAATCATGTGTCTTAACATATCTTCGTTAATCTCACCATCATTCATTTTGAGTTGTGCCATCAGACCTGCTATTATGGTCTGAGTAAAATCTATTAGTATCATTTAATCACTTTTATTAATAATGTATTCTTAGTAATTCTATTGTTTCCTTCTTTCTCTTTAGAACGAGGTATCTCGTCCATGAAACCTTTAGCAATAATATTACCACCTGATACCAGTCTATCAAGTAAAGTTAAATCTGTCAAGGTCTTTTCTATACATTCGTCTGCATCTATTATCTTACTACCATTCACTCTAAGACCACCATAGGATTTAAACATGGTAAGTTTCTTTGTGGATGTGTTGTATCCAAACAACAACGATGCACGAATGATATCCTCTGGATTTATGGATTTATATTTCTTCCACTCTGAAAGATAAGGAAGTTTCTTTACTAACTGTGCTGGGGTTTTAGGTTTAGGTGGTTTACGAACTGGTGTATACTCTGCAATATACTTTTCAATATCGGTTTCAAACTCTTTAAGTTTCTTTATAATCTTTGTCTTCTGACCTTTAGTAAGGAAGTTATATGCCTCATCTAATTGAGGACAACCTTCTTTGTTGGTCATCTCGTATTGCATTTCTTCTGTAAACCCTTTCATGTATGCAACAACTTTACCAGAGTAATCTAATTGTTTGAGATACTTGTACATAGAGAAAGGTATGGACTTCTTATCCATAAGAGTATCGATTTGTGCTTCGACTTCGTCTAAGGCACCAATGGCCTTATTCTTCATTCTCTCTTGTATACTAACCGTTTGCGTGTTCATCGTTTCTATTTGTTAACATAAATTTACGAGCAGGATTTATCATCAAGTTTGCTCTCTTCATAAAGTCTCTGTTAGCAAGAAAAGGTATTTGATTCCTTTTATCTAACGAAACTTCTATTTCATAAATTGTATTTAGAAAATTTATTTCCAATAGAACGACTGGCCTTTTTTCGGCAGGTTTTAACAACTCTACATATCGATGTAGAGGTTCTTTGTATTTTACTCCTTCGGTAGTCCATGAGACTACTTTATTTTTCACGGTTAAATCATCCGCGTGCAAGGCACATGTCGTTGTATTATTACCAGTATCCATCTTAACAGTTAGTTCCTGTCCTTCAACTTCTAATGTTTCTAATACACCACATTCTGTTGCACTTCGTTTCCATGAATCTCTGTCGAGGAGATTATCTAAAACAATTTTATTAATATCACCATCAATTACTTTGTTGATACCTTCGGTACCAGGTGAATGGTTAACTTCGATAATGAATGGTGAGTCTTTATCTCTGTTCTTTGCTGGCATAAAGTCTACACCAACCCATTGTCCGTTCACCGCTTTGGCTGCCTGTAAGACTGCCTCTTGTTCAACTTCAGTAAGTTTAATCTCTTCAGGTTCAGAACCTTGTGAAACATTACTTCTAAAGTCGTCAAGTATCTTAGGTCGTTTCATCGCACCTATGATTTCTTTGTTCACAACAATACATCTAACATCGTAATCAACTTCAATGTATTCTTGTAATAGTATATCTGCATAAGGGTCAATCTTATAAACCAACTGAACGGTTGATTGTAATGACCTTTCTGTTTCAATCAATAGAACACCAACACCTTTACTTCCTTGTAGTGTCTTTAACACCATAGGGAACTTAGACTTCAATGCCTCATGGGCAGTCTCTATTGATTCTTTATCTGCATTTGGTATCAGTACGGTCTTAGGTTGATTCATACCAATCTCTTGCAGTCTAAGATAACATCTAAACTTATCTGCACATACTTCAATTGTTTCTCTGAAGTTGCAAACAGGAATACCATATCTTTCTAATTGAGATACTAAATCCAGATATGAATCTTTTTTACCAACTGCACCACGAATGATTACAACTGTATCTTCATCGATTTCAAATCCAAATGAATCATCTTCTTTGTGTATAGTTATGGTACCTTTATCTTCATCACGCATGATGAATGCACCATTGACACGACAATCATATACTTCGTGTCCTAGTTTCTCTGCAAGTTTAACTAACTTTGCACTCGTCGCTTTAGGGTTTGACTTCTTCGGTTTTTCTGCGAGTACAACCAGACGATAAGGATTTTTAGCATCCTTATTCTCCGTTATTGTTTGCAACTCATTAAAACTTTTAATCATCAATTCTACTTTCCTTTTCTTTATGTAATTCTACAAAATATTCTGCATCTACTACAGCAAGTGGTTTCTTACCATTCTTTTTAATTACTACAAGAGGTTCATAACTTTTGCAATTAGACTCTGCTTGTTCCATTGCTGACCAGATATTAACTTTCTCCTGATTCTTACATTCTACACTATAAGGGAAGATTTGTCTAGTCTGTTTTCCCATGATGATATCTTCACCACTAGAACCCATAGGTCTTGATTCTAAATCTTCTTCGTCTGCATTTAGATGTTCGACTAACATCTTTGCAACCCATTGTTGTAATCTTCTACCTTTAGCTTTGGCTGACGAGGTCTTCATTAAATTGTATACTCACTCCACATCCACAAGAAGATACTTCTTTTGGATTTATAATTTTAAAATATTCATTAAGACCGTCTTTAACCCAATCTAAAGTTGAACCACTCAAATAAGGTACAGACATCTCATCTAACACTACATTAAATTTACCATAGTCAACAAGTTTATCAGACATGTTAATATAATCTGATGCGTCTTCAATATAATATTCGTAACCTGCACACCCACCACCTTTAACTCCGAGTCGGATAAAACCGACCTTCTTCTTAATGAGTTGTTGTATTGCTGTATCAGTTACCTCTATCATACCACCTATTTATTCGTTTGAGTCCTGTTCCTCGAATAAACTTACTTTCTTAGGTTTAATCATTGTGTAAGGTATATGAATGTCTTGGTCTTCAGGCACATACAAATAATTAATCTGACTGTTCTGACATGTTGTGATTGCATCTTCGATTGTCTCGACCAATGCCTCACCACCTAGATTGAATGATGTATTAAATATCATTGGACAACCTGTGATGTTATAGAATGCTTCTATGAGTTCGTAATAGTTTTTGTTCTGTTCTTTTGTGACTGTTTGTATTCTACAAGTACCGTCTGCATGAACTAAACTAGGAACATCTCTGTATGCTTTCTCTCTTGCTTGTATCGCAAAGGACATCCAAGGTGATTCTTTTAATTGTTTCATGTCGAAGTAATCGTTTGCATGTTCTAACATAACTGAACCTGCAAATGGTCTATAGTCTTCTCTTTGTTTAACTGTATTCACAATTTGTTTTGCCATAGGATTTCTAGGGTCAAATAATATACTACGATTACCTAATGCACGAGGACCCCATTCGGATTCTCCTTGAAAGATTGCAACGATTTGTGCTCTGTCAATCAGTAAGTCAACGACTGTATCTAAGTCTCTTATAATTTTAGTCTTTATCATTTTGTTCTCCTGGAGGATTTGCAACCAGTGTTCGTTCAAACCAGAGGGCTGCACCTGCAGCGGTACCTCCGTCATGTGGCATAGGGTCTACAAAGAACTGGTGTTCTGGAAAGGCATCGAGATACTTATAGTTGTTCGTGCAATTGAGAGAGTATCCACCACTGAGAACAATGTTCTTACAATCTGGATTCGCATCGACTGCCATCTGAATTGTTTTAATTGATTCTGCTAGTGTTTTCTCTTCGAGTTCTTGTGCAACTGAGAAGTTATTAAATACACCTGTCTCACTAATTGATTTGGCGTATGAGGCAAGACCCATAACTTTACCTGCACCTGTACCGATTTCGTCACAACCTAATGCAACTGACATCTGACTGAAGTTCATACCACTTGAAGGTGCTGATGTGAATTCTAATTCGACACCATCTTTGTTTACGACTAGGGGTTCCATACAATGAAATGCATCGAACGCCATGTTAGGGAACTGCCAACCTATATCGGACACCATACGATGATTAGATAATTTCTGGTACTGGAGTTCTGGTTCCATACCAGGTTTGCATAAGTAGACTGAATCAGTCTCTTGATAAGAAGGATACTCATCGTGATACCTCATGGCACCACCACCATCCCAAACGATTGCGATTGCATCTTCGTTGTTCTTATAGTAAGGACTTAAATGATACCCACACTCTGCATGATAGAAGTGATGTTCAGGTTCACAATGATAGTTTTCTAAATTCCAATGATAACCTGCTAACATATCTGCAATCTCAAAGTCTCTATCACCTAGGTTATCTGATAGGTCGACATACTTGCCGTATGTCTCCATTAAAAATTCTATTCGTTCTCTTGTCAACTGTTCTGCACTGACATCTTTTGCAAACTGTTCTGCGAGAAGTCTATCTTCAATCAGTTGTGGGTCATCGATTGACCATACGAGATTTGCCCTATGGAAGGTTGCAAAGATTAAATGGTCTGGTTCTTGTATGTTCGACTGGTCAATACACTGAAGGCCTTTATCGTGTTGAGCATCCAGTTTATCGGGGTCCCAAAATTTATGTCTACGAAATCTTGCCTCGTCATGACAATACTTTAGTTCTCCGTTTTCAACTTCTGCTACCGATGTGTCGTGTGAAATATTTATTCCAATGATTCTCATAATATAATCCTGTGTGTGTTATTACTTATTGTTATTATTACTATAATTCTTTTCTATCTGGTCTAATGTCACCAATTTATCATCAATGAATAATTCAACTGTTCGTTGACTACCTGATTTTTCTCCTGCAAAGAAGCCCCAAAGAAAGGAACCACCTGCACATGCAGATATAAAAATAAAATGTATAATATATAAATCCATATAACTATTTAGACATGTTCTCAATGTAGTTAATATTCAGACACACTCGTCTATAGGCATCATCTGTATTTGAAGTAGAGGCATGAGGTATATGACCATTAAATATAACCATACGATTGGCAACTGACCTTACTTTCTCATCTTTAAACAATGTATCACCATCGTTATCATTTAAATAAAGTATTGCAGTTGTGTAATCATTCTTCGTATTAGGTAAATCGGTATGAAACTCATGTTCGACTCGTGACTCTGTTCTAGGTACAAGATTTAATTTCATTCTTAATAGTGAAAAGACATTGAGTTGTTTCAGTATAGGTTCAAAGTGTTCAAACATCCGAGACTTGACCTGACCTTCACTATACAACATATGAGTATACT